CAAAAGTGATGCCGACAGCGTCGCACACGTCTTCTATGGCTTCGGCGGTGGTTAAGCCGGCGGTGATGGTGACGTCAACGGTGGCGCGTCCTAAATAGGCAAATGCGTCTTCACAGGTCATTGTCCATGTGTCTTGGTTTGTGACTTGGCCGTATTGAATTGACAAGTTGGCTAAACGGTAGACAAGGTTGAAGCTTTGGGATGGTACGCCGCCGTCGTCTGACGCAAAACCGATAGTGATTGCGTCGCCAACTTTCATGACTGGTAGCGAGTCTGGGTCACGGCCTTGAATGGTGACTGTGGCTGACCGGTAATTATCGGAGAAGTTAGGGCGTCCGTATTGGATGGTCATTGACTGGACACCTGTTAACGCCACAGCTGGTGAGCCGTGCTCAACGGTTAACGTGATGCCAGTGTCGAAAGCCATTAGTATGCAACGCCTACTGGGAGCGGGCCGTTTTGACGGTAGTAGCGTCGAATGGCGTCTACGACTGCGTTGGGGTCGCCGCCGTTTACATGAATGTTTAGATTCGTGTCACCGCCGCCCATCATGTTGCCAAGTTTGCTAAGTGGAATAACAGCTTCTGACTCGCCGCCTTCGGCAATCATGGCAAGAGTTGGTGCGGTCACAATGCCGCCACTGGCTAGCGCTGTGATGCGTGACGCTGATAATCCTTCTGTCATGTCTTTGTCACCAAGGCGGCCGATGGTGATTGAGCCGAGGGTGGGGATGTCTTTGCCTGGCTTGACAAGGTTGATGCCTTTGATGACGGTGTTGATTACTTTGATCCAAGCATTGACCATGAACTCAAAGTATGACGCAATACCGTTTACAACGCTTCGGACAATGTTGCGGAATGTCTCAAATTTGTTGTAGGCCGCCACAATGCCAACGACGAGTGCTGCGATGCCAGCTGCGATTGCTGAGAACGGGTTGATTGCCATAGCGGCGTTTACAAGCAAAATAGAAGCTGCGATTGCGCCGATGGCTAATGCAATCATTTTGAACGTTTGTGGGTTTTTAGCGGCCCAGTCAGCGAACTTTTGTAGGTACGGTAACGCGGCCTGCACGACAGGAATAAGAGCTTCCCCAATCGACTCTTTGGTTTCGTCCATTGACACTTTTAGACGGTTAAATTGACCGGCTGTGGTGTTGGCTGCTTCGGTGGCGGCACCGCCAGTTGTTTTGGCAATCTTTGCCATGACTTCTTCAAACGATGCGCCGTCTTTAATCAACTGGCGATACTCAGGAGCCAACTTGGCTAGTGCGGTCATGTTGCCGCCGTACGCCTTTTCTAACGCCCCTACAACGGCTTCTAACGGCTTTCCAGTGGCGGCGCTGATGTCCATAGCCTGCGCTGCTAATTTCTGCGCTCCTGTGACCGACCCTGTTGCCTTGGCTAGACGATTTAGGGATGGACGAAGTTGGTCGTCGGTGAAACCAAGCAAACGACCTTGTTCAGATATCCAGTCCTCATTGGCGGCGATCTGGGCGTCAGTTGCCTTAGTGGTTTTACGCAGGCTGTTCGCCAATAGGTCTTGCGCTGCGGCGTCCTCGATAGCGCCTTTTGTGGCGTCAAACAATGCGGCACCGACACCGGCTAACGCGGCAGCTGCAGGAACAGCCGCTTTCTTGATAGCGAACTGGGCTTTAGCGCCAGCACCCTCTAACTGTTTAAATTCTTGACGTGCTTTAGCAATGCCAGAACCGTTGAACTCAGTAATGATGGGAATACTGATAGCCATTAGCGAGTCTCCTTGTTTACGCGGTCAACAATTGCTAACACGGCTTTTTCCATTTCGCCTGTGACCTGATCTGACCGTTTGTACAGTGACGGGCCAAGAATTCGAGTGTGGTTTGGTTTTAATGGCCCAAGCGCATCGCCCAAAGTGTTAACGGTGGCGCGGCCAGCAGACTCGAAAATTGCTGTGCCGGCGTCACGTTGCTCCAACAAGATGACACTGGTTTTGCGACGGTCGCCTTCTACCTTGACCTTCAAACCGCGTACGGCTTTGCGTGGATCATACGGGAATAGTTTGCGGCCCTTTGACTGCCAGTTACGAGCCATGCCCGACAACGGCACACCGAGCTGCACGTAGCGTTGCTGTGCTTCCTCGATAGCGGGCTGGGCTATACGTGTGGCGTCAGCAGTAAATTGTTTACGCAGACCGGGCTCAATTTTGTTGAGGGCGCGCACAGCTTCTTTAGCACCAAGTATTTCGGTTCTAACGCTTGCGGGCACGGTTTGCTTCTTTCGCTTGGTCTTTCAACACGTCAATCACTGTTGCCAGATCTTGACTATCAAATGGTATGTCATGAGGCCAGTACCCGGTGACCACTAGCACTTCTGCTAGTTGCCTTGAGTAGCTGCCTCGACGGAAGGGTTTGCGGGTTCCTCGTTAACAATGTCAATGTTGTCAAGTTTTTTCAGGTAGTCATCAAACGATAACGGCACTGGGATTGACGACTGTTTACATGACTCGTAAGCGAGGAAAGCCAGGTGCTCAAGGGCGATACCTTGTGCTAAATCTGAGGCTTTTATTTTGAACTTGCGTTCCATCGCAACCACCGTGAACAAGTTGGTGGTTACCTCGTATTCTTGGCCATCGTTTTGTTGGACGTGCATTGTTATTTTCATAGTTTCTCCCTATGCGTTGAGGTTGGTTGTTTACGCGATGTCGCGAGCCCAGGTACCACCAACGAATGTCAAGTCGACGGTGGCTAATTCGCCGACCGTTGAGTTGATGACTGGTGCGTTGGCAAGCATTGCACCGGTGATGGTGTACTCAGGGTTGGTGGCTGACTCTGTGGTGCCAGAAGGGCTGATAACCAAATCTGTTGAGCCTTGACCGACAGCAGCTGCAAGCATCGCTTCGACTTCGCCTGTGCCGTAGCTCAGGAACAAAGTCATGGTGACTTCGACTGATTGAAGGCCGCCAACAAACTTATGGCCAGTGTCGCCGAAAGCGGTTGACTCAAGTTCGTCGTTGCCAATGGTCAATGTTAACGAGGTGCACTGATCTGACACGTCGTAGGTGGTTGCACCTTGGGTGATGTTTACGGTTGCGTTTCCGAGGAAAGTTGTTGTTGCCATGATGGCTCCTTTAGTTGCGTTTCACGGCCACACGAACTGTGAGGTCGTAGGTTGGAAGGTCTTGCCCACCGACCGACACCGAACCCGGTGACAAATCAGTGACGGCAATCGCCGAGTTCATTATTTGATCAGCGATGGTCATGAGATAGTCGCCAGCGTCTTGGTTACCTGGGGGAGGAGCCAAAACGCGGCAACGCAGGGTGATGTCACCCACGTTGTATGTAAACGCCGACACGGTCGGCAACTCGATAAACACAGACAACGGTCGAGCGTTACGAGGGTCAGTCACAGGCTTTAAGCCAAGACTAGTCAACGCTGTTTTAACTGCGTTAACAGCCTCCACGAGGATGCCAGACGCGGCCACTACGCAACCTGAGCCCTGCCACAGCCAAGCAGCTGCATAATACGCCCAAGTGTTGACGGCACAGGGAAAGTACCCATGGCGTCAAACGACGCAAACGAGTCAACAGATCCACGCTCACGGTAAAGCGTGGCGGCATACATGACGGTGCCGAGTTTGACGTCTGCGCTGGGCACTGTGCTCATTGAGTCTGTGTAGCCGGCTTGTTCACGTTTGCGATAGCACCAGGCGTTGCTGGCGTTTACACAAGTGGTGACAAAGGCTGTGTCGTTAGCGGTTGCTACGTCGATACCTAGCCAAGCGAGCACGTCTGCAGCGACAATCCAAGACACACTTTCGGTGTGGCTGAGGGTGCCTGTTAACGCTTCATATGCGTCCATGTCGGTGTGTCCACCGTGGGCGTAAATGATCTGGTTTGGCTTTGAGACGTAGTAGTCAAATATCAAATAGCCGTTTTCGTCGACGCCTTGATATTCGTACGGCTCCATGCTGTAAACAGTGTGGTTGCCGTTAAATGAGCTACCGACTCCACTGACTGAAACTGTGTCGCCCAGTCGAAGGTTGGTGACAGGTGTGAGGGTCTGCACAGCTGCGTATTCATCACGGTAAATGCCGTGAGTAACTACATAATCAGCCATGTCAGACCCTCTCCCTACCTAGTAACCAGCGATTAGACGAAAGCAGCCTTGACGAACTTGCTGGAGTCAATCATGAGGGCTGCGAAGTAACCGCGGAATGCGATTGTGCGTGACAGCGTGGATGGCGAGTCAATGCTGATTGCGCCCTTCTGCTGTTCGTACAGTTCGTAGCCGGTTGCGTCAGCAATGATGAGCGTGTCAGCTGCAAAGTTGCGGTCGACTACGACCTGCAAGCCGAACGCGTTGCCGCCGTACTGGTTGACACCAAGGTTTCCGAAGGCGTTCATTGGGCCAACCTGTGGGAACAACGGACGATCTGCTGTATCGCTGAGGCCGAGAAGAATTTGCCACTGGTCTGTGCTGACAAAAAGATGACCTGGAAGGTTGCCGTTTGACGATGACAGGATGGTTGCTGCTGCTTCTGCTACCCATGATGCCCAGTACGAAGGGTCAGCTTCTGACGCTGCCGTGAAGTTCTGGGTTACTGATGCACCGGACACGAGCTGGTCGGCTGCGTAGTTGTCGGTGGCGTTTGCGTAAATACGGCCCATGTCGTCAAGCACGACTGACAAAATTTCTGGAGAAGTTGTGTCAAGGTCGAATTCGGAGATGTTTACATATCCACCGAAAATTTGCTTGGTGACTTGGTTGTTGAACACGACCATTGTGCCGCCGGTGGGCGACTGCTCAGCAATGGATGCACCGATGCTGGTGTGTGTGGTCACTTCTGGACGGATAAACACTTTGCCGCCTTGTGGCATTGCGCGTACACCGACTGCGTCAATTACTGGGCGACGGCCGATGAAGTTGTTGTAAACAGGCGCAACGATTGGTGTTGGCAAAAGGCCTGGTGTGTCGGTTGTGACGATGTCTGGTGCAGCTGCACGAACAGCTTCTGACATTGCTCGCCACTGATCGCCACCAGCGATTGCTGCTGACAAGTATTCGGCTGCTGTTGGCAGTT